CCTATTGATGTGATCGTGTGTTGCCCCCCCATATTCACGTTATATTCATCTACCGCTTGGCGATAGCAGCCGTTGCCATCATCAAATAACCCCCAAATATTCATTAGTATTCCTTTATCAAATCCGATTTAACGCTTTCCACTCTCTCAACGTAAAAGTGGAAATACTATGTTTCTTGGCATATTCAAATTCACCTTTACAGCCACGACTAGATTCCCATTCTGGACACAACACTAAAATGTCACACTGTCCAAGTAGACTTAAACAGATATCTAATCCTCTTTGGTAATCATCACCAGTCAGATATACATAACCGAAATTATGAATTGGGGAAATATAGTCATGACTGGTATCATTTAAAACTAAATCCCCCATGATCACATCAATCATTTTACGATTGCTTGTCTTGCCGCCATACGGATGGGCGACATAGACTAATTTTTTCTTCATATCATCAACCTTTCAACGTTTCAATATGTACCCAAATCCCTGTTACTGGATTCCAATACTTTTCTGTAATTTCACTACAGACTTGAGCATCATCATTCCAGTAATTCAACTTGGTCATACAGTCCTTAAATAATTTAATAAGATTATCTGTATCTGGCCGAGTGGTTTTCCAATGCGGTGCTTTGCAATTCGCTTTACCAAAACACCACTTGGTAACCAATCGAATAGGTCCCTCTAAAGGTTCACTAGGAACATGATCAACTAAACCATCTAAGAATATTTGTTTAGCCTGTTTCAACTTATCGGATTCATAAAAGATAGGCTTACCATGTTGTGTATTCACTTGCTTAGTTTGATGTGTAACAGTAGGAACCTTTTTAAGAGGAATGAAAAATTCAATAATCAATAACCAATCCTCCTTTATTGATAATAACCAAAACAATTTTCAAAGCCCTTTTGTAATGTAGGGTTCAACCTAAGGGGAAGAGGTAAGAAAAGGATGATTTTAGAAATCCTTTTCCTTACCCCCTTAGCTTGAATCCACCTTACATTGGGACACAAACATACAAGGACATACACTTATATATATAAGAGCGTCTGTCCCTAATTTTGTCCCTCTATAAACCTCAATTTTCATCAATTGGTTTACATTCTAAATTAGGGTCTATAAGCTTACCAAGATTGATATTATAAACAGGGCTTTCTTTTAAATAACGACGTAATGTTTTTTCACTTACTTCCATAAGTTCGGCAACTCGTTTTATTTCTACCTGTCCAGTAAAACCATTTTCTGCATCAGCAATATTAAATGCATCAACAATTTGCTCTTTCTTTTTTTCCTTAGCAGCTTTTTTGCGTTTGTTTATAACATTAGCGCCTTTTTGTTGCGGGCTATCAAATTGAGCCATTGCAAGGAACCCGTTTGTATCCACCTTGTGAATAGGGTATTCAAACCATAAGTCCACCGGTTTAAACTTAGGATATTCTCGAAGTGTTCCTTCCATTCGCCATGCAGTACATTGGCTAGTATCAATAGGAGCATCTTGGAGTTTATCCTCGTTCATGTTCTCGAGTTCAAGTTCTAGTAAGTCAAGTAATGCATCTGGATCACGAGCGAATACACCAGAACCAGATGCACGGTCCATAGACCGCTTACCAGTTTGGCTCCCCTTTGAATGGTGATGACAATAAATGACGGCACATTTTAGTTCAGTACAAACTTTATCAAACTGATTACAGAAATTAGCCATTTGATCAGCACTATTTTCATCACCTGTAATAACCTTGTAGATAGGGTCAATAATGATAGCTTTGTAGTTACGCTTTTGGGCCCTACGAATTAACTTAGGAGCCAATTGGTCCATTGGTAAGGACTTACCACGTAAATTCCATATGGATATATTCCCAATGTTTGTTGGTTGTTGTTCAAGGGCCTCATATACATCTTTAAAACGGTGTAAGCATGACGCCCTATCAAGTTCTAAATTGACGTATAGAACTTTGCCTTGCGTGCAGTCAAATCCAAACCACGGCTTACCTTCAGCAATGGAAATGCATAATTGAATTAGCGCAAATGATTTGCCTGCTTTAGATGGTCCGGCAATGAGCATTTTATGTCCTTCACGAAGAATTCCTTCAATTAATGGAGGTGCAAGGTCTGGCATGTTATCCCATAATGCGTCAAGTTCTTCTGGTTCCGGTAAATCATCATTAACGGATGCGATCCATTCCTCCCATTCCTTATAATTTTCTTTGCCAATGTTAGTTGCCATAAGGAATTGGGGCTTACCGTCACGCATAACACCCGGCATTCTAGATAATCTACTAGGATTACGATTCTTTTTATCCGGCTTGAAGCCATTCTTTTGAGCAATGGAATATATAAAGTCAACACGCTTTCTGTATTCCTCATAGGAGTAAGCATCAACTTTAACGATGGCATGAATCGATTTACCACCACTAAATACCATGGCTGCAATTGGTAATTCTAATTGTTCAAGAATGGCTTTTTGCTTTCCGAGCGACATATTGTCAGATTCTAATAACATATACCGAAATGCGGTTACGTTATCATTTTTAACCCCTTTACCATCAATTGGATTAAAGCGAATCCATGCACCCATTTCTTTGTTAAAGGTGCCAAACACATTTTCTAATTGCGTTGTGCCGTTAATACCATCTAGGATTTGTTGTACCGTACGGCTATAATTTCCCATCGTAGGAGACTGTTTTCCGTCCGGTAATGCAAATGTATTAACTACATATCCAACGTACTCCTCCGGCTCAAATAACGTAGTCAGATATGTAACAATATCTTGTTTACGTTGCTCTAAAGGATAAGATTTAGGAATCGTAACATCGGATTCTTCTATCCAGTTCTTATCAACGACTTGATATTGTTCCGGAGTTGTGGCCAATACCATGGAATCAAAACTTAATGCCTCATTATTTTCAAGCTTACGTTTAGATGTCCATCCGTTTTCTTTTGCCATTTGAGTGATCGTGGCACCGGTAACAAGTTTCCCAGTATAGCGACCAAAGGATTCCCATTTAGCAGCACATTCACCCTCATGGAATCGTTCTCCATCATCTGCAGACCATTCTTCCCATATAAACATAGGATAGCCCTCTTGATGGAGAGCAAGTCCTACGTTTAACCATTCCTCATAGGAGCATTGGGCAGGGTCTATATATTCGAGTAGTTCTCGTAAATCAATTTTGCTTTCCATGTTTACTCCTTACCATTGAGGAACAAATTCTTCTACAGGTGGCTTGTATGTAGCAGGCACTACACCTTTAGGAATGCGCCAACCACTAGCACTAATACGACTAATCATCTTAGAGGCTTGGTTATTGCTCCATGTTCCTACATTTTTAAATCCTTTGTTTTCAAGGAATCTAATTTGTTTAGGTGTAGACAATCCTTCTTCACGACGTTTTTGCAATCTATCAATTAGCATAGATGCTTTGCCAGCATCTTCAATACTGTCACCATTGATACCAAATTGCTCAAGAGTTTTCTTTTGGCTATCCGTAATCGCACTCATTTGCCAACCAAAGGCTGGAACATAATGGGTAAGGTCTTCAGCTTGGATAGAAAACTCGAATTGCAATGGATCAACAAGTTGTGCTTTTTTCTTACGCATAGCAGCGAGTTCTTTTGCAAGCGCCTCTTCACGTTGAGCTAATACGTCAGATTCTGCATCCCTTTCGCATTCTTCAAGGTCCATTCCTTTTTCTTCAAGAATTTCCGTCATGCGTTTGGCCACATCATCTGACTTAGCGATTAAATGAGCTGGTCTACATAGTTCGTGACGTTCTACATGCCATAGAAAATCTAAAATTAATAGATGATCTTTACCCGGTGAAAGCCGTGTGCCACGTCCTATCATTTGACAATACAAGGCACGAGACCGAGTAGGACGTAATACAATAACACAATCAACGCTTGGACAATCCCATCCTTCCGTGAGCAACATTGAATTACAAAGTACATTATATTTACCTTCAGCAAATGCTTGTGTAATTTCTGTACGGTCTTGGCTTTTACCGTTTACTTCTGCTGCTTTAAATCCTCGCTCGTTGAGAATTTCACAGAATCGTTGACTGGTAGCAATTAATGGTAAGAATACGACGATTTTTCTATCTCTGTATTCCATTAATTTGTTGGCTATTTCCTCTAAGTAGGGCTCTAATACCCTACCAATATCACCTACGGAAAAATCGCCAGTTGAAATCTTAACCGATGAGATATCTAATGTGAGCGGTAATGTTTGTACTTTAATCTTAGATAAGAACCCCTCTTGAATAGCTTTAGGCAAGGTGTATTCAAATGCTAAACTTTCAAATACACGTCCTAAATTTTTCATATCCGAGCGATCTGGTGTGGCCGTAACTCCCAATACTTTGGCTTGGTCAAAATAATTTAATATAGCTTGATAACTACTAGATACAGCATGATGTGCTTCATCAATGATAATGACATCAAAGTACGTTTTACTGAACATTGACAATCGTTTGTCTTTGCATAAGGTTTGAACTGAACCTACTATGATGCGGTCCCATTGTCCAAGACATGTATGTTCAGCTTTTTCCATTGCCGTTGTAAGCCCTGACGCACTCATAATTTTGTCAGAGGCTTGCTGCAATAGTTCTTCACGATGCGCAAGGATAAGAACACGCTTACCCCTGCGAACCGCTTCCTCAGCAACTTTGGCAAAACAAATCGTTTTCCCTGTACCAGTCGGAAGAACCAACAATGTTTTATTAACCGTTTCCCATTCATGCCATATCGAGTCTACAGCCTGTTGTTGATACGGTCTAAGTTTCATTAGAATGCACCGTATCCATTGGTTTGAGCATTAGGACTTGCAAAACATTTTTTTATTTCGTTACGAGTACCATTATTACCATCATTTTTCACATAGCCTTGTTGTGACAATTCACACATGGCTGACTTACCCAATAATTGTTCAGGGTCAGGATTGTAGTTTTCACCTTTCTTAGCAAGACCTACGGCCATAAATAATTCTGTAACTTTCCAAATGGTTGACTTTGTGTAAAACAAATTGTGAATTAATTTTGTTTTCCCTTGATCACCACCATCTACTTCGAGGGTAATTTGAGCTTGTGGACAAGATGGTAACTTGCTACCTTCTTTTGGTTCATAGAATTTCTTTTCTACATTAGTAATTACAAATGGATAAGAACCAGATTCAAGTAACGTATATTCACGTTCTTCCGCTAAAATAGGTTGGTCAAATGAATATACTTCTTCTGCTTTACCGAATGTTTCAAAATTGCTTTGTGCTGTCATAATAATTAATTTCCTTTCTTAATTGCTTCAACAATATTTGGCCAGAATGGGATAATCCATCCATTAATGAATTCTGGATCATAATTTTCAAATGGTGTACCAACTGGATACTTACCACGAGCGATAACTACTGATTGAACTTGTTCTAACGTGATACCATCTTTAACCATTAAGTCTTTTAATGGTTTAGGAATAGCCGTTTCAACTAATGGTGTTTCGTTTTTGTTGGTGTCAACATTTTCCTGAAGTGGTGTTATTACAGGTTGTGCTGTAGTAACTTCCCCAACTTGTTCCTTGGTAGCATTCATTACTTCTGGAGCATATTCATTATTAGCGGCTTGTGCTAATTCTTGGGCTGCAGCAGTTGGTAGTACATCATCTGGAATAACATGAGCGATTTGACTATATTCAAATGGCATCATATCTGGTAATCCATGACGATTTTTAGCATCCCATGCGGGGTTGTGAGTAGCGTACATTAAACGCTTACCATTAGTTGCTTTCTTTTTGTTGGTTTGAGTTGTGATGATTTCATTTTTATAATTGGCAAAGAGTACCATGTCCGCCCATTCTTTAATAAGTGGAGATGTTTGACTTCCCGTCTTTTTGCCAAGTTTCAATTCAAAGCGATCATAGGCTCCGAGTTCATCTGGCTGTTCAAACTTACGAATTTGAGCATGAGCAGTAAGTACTACGTTCATACCTGCGTTGATAACTTCATCAAGTAGGTTTAAGAAACGGCCCATTTCCTCACGGACAAATACATATCCGTTGCCATACCCAAAGTCTTCAATCCCCGATTTATTATGTTTAGCACAGATGTACTCAACACATAACTGTTCCGCCCAGTCTATAGTGTCAATGACTAAAGTTCGGTAGAAACCCGGCATTGTTGCAAATTCCTTTACAAAGGAAATTAGCATTTGCCACGATGTAGGCTTATCTGTGCGAGCCACATCTAAATGGTCTGTGCTGCCCTCTGTATCAATAAACACAGGTGATGGAAAGTGACTGGCAAAGGTTGTTTTACCAATCCCCTCAGTGCCATACACGACCACCTTTTGCGCACGTTTTCGCTTACCTGTTGTAATATTCATTAAAAATCACCCCATTCATTTTCATGTTTAGTTTCATTAACTGGTGCTGCCACATTACTGTACTCTTCACCTTTAATATGTCCATCTTCAATAATGATGGAACATTCATCTTGGTTATTAGTAACACGAGTAGCAATAACTTGCAGGCCTTCCGATTCAAGCCAAGCCCCAAATTCTTTCATAGTGTCTACATCCATTTGTTCGAGTTTATCCATAAGTACGAATCCACACTTAGGATTTAAAGCTCTAACAATGGCCGTCGCTACTTTGAGTTGTTCAGCACCGGACATGCAATCCCATTGACGATCATTGTAGATAAGGACGCCATCTTGAATGGATAAACCTGATAATGGCATTTGTACAGATTCAAGCAGTTTATTTTTATCTTCCCTGATAGTTTCAAGTTCACCAGTCAAGTTGTCATAATCTGCTTTATAATCAGCAGCTTCTTGTAATGCTCTAGCACGCTCTTGATTAGCACGTACCTTTTGATTGATAGCATCTACATTTTTGATTTGCTCCTCGAGTTCAGCCGTAGATTCATCCTCAAGGTCTTTAGCAGCCGTTGTTGCAATATCATAATCTTCAGCTAATTGAGCTTGTTTAGCTTGCAGTTCTTCAAGCTTTTTTTGCGTTTCATCAACCAAGTTGTTGATGGTGACCATTTGAGCTTGAATAGCAGAAACATTGTTCCGCTTTTTTTGATTTTCCGCATTCTTCAATAAGATGGCTTGTTGTTGTTGAATAAGTTCCGATGCGCTAATCGGTTCAAGTGGCACATCATCATAGCCAACTAACTCTTTAGCGTACTTATCCTTTTGATTTGCAATTTGCCCTATAGAATGACGTTTTGCGTACACCTCTTGGTGTTTACCTTCGAGTTTATTTAATTCGTCTTCTACGCCTAATAATTTCAAAAGTTCATTTGCTTTTTCCTTATCATTCATTTCCATGAACTTAGGAAGGTCTAAGGCTAGTTGCCCAATGAAACCATCTAAAATACGTTGACCAGATTTTTTACCTTCTGGATCTACAACTTTTAATGTGCTGCTATTACCACTACGTGTAACAACTAGTCCATTAGATAACTTAACTTCTAATTTAGGTGGATTGTAGCTTCCATCACGTACTGCACTAGATGGTTCAAATTTCGCACCGCCTAGGGTCCAAGCAATGGCATCAAGGATAGATGTTTTACCTTGGCCATTCTTTCCACCAATAATAGTTAATCCATTAGGTGATGGTTCATAAGACACAGCTTTAACACGCTTTACATTTTCTAATTCAAATGAATTAATTTTGATTGATTCTCCCATGCATTTGCTCCTTATTCTTGAGTACCAGACAATAACAAGTAATTAGTTAATTCAGATTTAATCGAATCAGTTTCAGCTTTGATAGCATCTTTAATATAACGATTCATGATTGGACAAGATAACTTGAACGATAATTTATCCCCTTCGTCTTTAGGTTTAATGATGTCTAATTGCACTTCAATTTTTTGAGTGAATTGGCTTTCATTAAGAATGACCATATTTACGAAGATAAAGCGAGGCATCTTTAAGGTACCTTCCGCTTCTTTTACTTTGATGCTCATAACATAGTTATCATCATCAGTTCGAGTAAAATCGCCTTCCGTTTGTGTTACGTATTTAAAGTTCCTAACGGCAATTAAAAGCTTTTCGTAATCTTCGATTTCATGTTCATGAATTCGGAGTAAATCAAGCATTTCTTTTTGCGTTAAACTTAGATCAAAGATGGAGTACCATTCTTTAAACTGTTCGCTTTTTTGAAATTCATATACAATTTTGTCTTGCGTACGATCCGTTACGGTACAGTCTGTTACTGCCACAACTTTTCTATCTGAATATGTAATAACAGATTTTTTAGGGTCACCTTTAGCTTTTACACCTTTAACAAATGATTCAGCACTACTAAGTTCATATCTGAAGCCATGATATTGGAATATATCATTGGCTTCACCATGACGAATAATAACTTCACCATTTTCTGCTGCTTGTACATTTAAATAAAATTTTTCTTCCATTGTGTTACCCTCTCTTTTCTGTTGTTGAATTAAATGTTAGAACTTCCAATTCTGGTTTTTCGTTGACATCGACTTTTACGGTGAAGTCATCCGCATAAGAACCGATAGCACGACGTGAGATAGCTGGTAACGTTGATTTGATATTGTAACCAAGTTCTACAATAGTATCAGTATCTGGAACTCGTAACATTTCAATGTTGATGGTAATTTTAGCTTTCTGACCTTTTGAGATTTTTCGTAATGCATCTTTGTACATTTCCTCAAATTCAGCTTCTAACTTTCCATCACAAATATTAGTTAGATTTAAAACTTGTTGTTTTTCATTCATTTGTTTTCTCCTTTTCAAATATATTAAGCAGCTCATTTAAAAGAGCCATTCCTTTTCGTTTTTCACACATATCTTTTTCGGCTTCTAAAAATGCTACAAATTGCGTAGTATTAAGATTTTTATGTCCAAAGTTATGAGCAGCTGCAGCCAAAAGCGTGGTAACTTCTAGTACTCCGTCATTAAATTCATCTTTATTTAAGATAAATTCCATATCATGACCGCCATTTTCTTTAGGTGTTAATATGATTTCGATTTTTTTTTGCATTTTTCTCCTCCATGGTATAATTACCTTAGGTATAATTTACCTACGCCCGCTAGTCTTTCCAATTGCTATTAGCGGGCGTTTTCTTTTTCATATACATCGGCACACACCCAAACAAGTCCGCCTGTAATGATTTGCAATAAGAATTGAACAAACCCAATTCTATCGATTTCTAGGCTCCCCATGGATCCAATAATCCATATGAACGCCGCCCATTTTAAAGCAATAATCACAACTTCAACTCCCCTTCTACTATAACCAGTAAATCACTGGTTATTTTTCGTATACTCATTTTTAACTTTTCATTTTCTTGTAAAAGCTCATCACGCTCCTTTTCTAACTTTCTGTATTGTAGTGGACTGTATTCATCTACAATCCCTACTAGCGCCTCGACTTCTTTTTTATTGAAGCGGACGCCCGGAAGCCCTTTTACTTCACGTAGGATGCCACGTTCCCTAAGATTGTTGACGCTGCTTTCGCTGCATTGGAGCAATTCTGCAACGTCTTTAATCGTATAAACTATGGGTTCCATACTGGAATCCTTGATTCTACTTTTGCCATCCTATCTGCTTCACGACATTCTTTGATTTTGCCGTGGATGGATTTTCTACATAACTTACTTGTATGTCGTTTAGTAAAGTATTCTCTAATAATTTTTCTCCAATATTGTGCATACTCAGCATTTCGACCAGCCCAACCGAATGTAGTTGTTGTATTTCCATAGACCTTGTTGGCTACTAATAGATCTTTTTGATTTTGTACTAGCATGGTTCATCTCCTTTGTATTATTTTTTATATTATTGATGTGATTTTAAATCACTATACTTTTTAAAAAAAATAGACTTAACCTCAAGGTTTGACAAATGTAAGATTTCTGTTAATTTTGCAATTTCAGATGCCGTAAATTCGGTTACTCCATTGATTTTATTGTATAGCGTGTATCTCGTAATATTAAGCTGAATTGCTATCCACGAAATACGAAATCCTTTTTCAATAATCACGTCTTTTAAACTCTTCATCTATTCACCCCCTTTTGTAACGTGATTTTTAATCACACCTATAATATACCCTAAGGGTGATTGTGTGTCAACAATAAATTACAAAAATGTTGATTTTTTTTCACATATATAATATATTTACCTTGTAAGGGGCATTAAAAAGAAAGGTAAAACCTATGAAACTATATGCCAATATCAAAGCTTTACGAGAAAAATTAGAACTATCACAAGAAGAATTAGCTCGTCAAGTAGGATATAAAGATAGAACAAGCATTGCTAAAATTGAAGCTGGGAAAATTGATATACCACAATCTAAAATTTATGCATTTGCAAAAGCCTTGCATGTTTCTCCAGAAGAGTTAATGGGCTTAAATAATGATTCATATTATATAGATCCTGAAGTAGCGGAATACGCCAATAAATTAAAGGATAATCCAGACATGCGATTGTTGTTTGATGCAGCTGAAGACATGTCAAAAGATGATATTGATTTTGTAGTTAATTTAATTGAGGGATTAAAGAAACGTGAGGGAAAGTAGAATGAAGAAGTTATTAATATTAATCTGTATATTATTTATTCCTTTATCATGCAATGCAATTTCTTTAAATGAATTGCGTAACAATCCAAATCAATACACATTAGTGTATTCTGACCAAATGCATGAAGCGTATGTTGATAATTCAACGATTGTTGTATCAAGATATAATCCGCCATATTATGCTATTAACGCTACTGTATATTCTATATGGTACGATGAAAACAGTATTGTAGAAGCAAATCAGACTTCTTTTTTTAATTACGATAGAAGTTTAAAAACATTAGCACTTAAATTTGAAGAAGTTAATGATTTAGCAAGGGAATTTACAAATGATAATGGGGTAAAGTTTAAAATAAATACTTTAATTCGGTATGATTTAAATGGAAATAAGATTTCCTCTATAGATTCTTTCAAATTTGGGAAATCACCTTCTGGTAAAGCTCCTGCATATTCTCCGAGTTATGAAGTTGCAATGTATATATTTCATAAATCATATAATATGTATTTTAACGAACCTTTATCTAATTAATTCTATCAGGGGAGAGTGTTGTTATGTCTATTAACTTGATCTATACGCAATTAAAGAAAACACAAACAGCAGTAGTACGTCTTAATGAAGATGGCAGTCATTCAATACTGGTTAATTTAAATAAGCCATTAGATGCTCAACGAGTTAGTGTACTACACGAATTAGGACATATTAAACACGATGACTTTCATTCTAAGGAACATATCAATTTAATAGAACGGATTGCTCATGAAAGAGAATTATATGAAGATATAGATGAAGAATTCTTTTATCACGTGGTTAATAGCAAGGATGTGTAACCATGCAATATAATTTTACAGTCAGGAAGAAAGACAAAGGTTACCAAATTATTGTCAGTTATAAAGACGGGATCAAATGGAAACAAAAGTCTAAGCAGGGCTTTCCTACTCAGAGAGAGGCAAAGCTCTATGGGCAACAAATTGTCGATAACCTAAAAAAGACTGTCACCAATCCTCTTGATGACAGTCTTAAAAATATTACATTTATTGAATTGTGTGAATTGTATATGCGTGAGAAAACAAGCATATCAGAAAATACAAAATTAGTATATCATTATATCATTAAAAATCTATCTGTATTGCATCAAAAACGTGTTAGAGATATATCACATCAGATGATATTTAAAACGCTCTCTGACATTAAATTTGCCAATCGTACAAAGAATATGCACATCACCTTCCTAAAGTCTGTTTTTAATTTCGCCATTAAACCGTATCGAATTATACAATCTAACCCGGTATCAGAAATCAAACGGTTCACAACTAAAACATATAAATCATTAACAACTTTTACCATGGATGAAATGGATCTATTGTTAAAAACATATATAGATAATAAAAAACTATACACCCTACTATCCATTGCTCGATATACAGGGGCTAGATATGGCGAAATTTTAGCCCTAACGTGGCTTGATATAGACTTGGCTTATAATACCATTCGAATTAACAAACAATGGTCTAGGACGTCAAATAACACATTCGGAGTAAAGGAACCGAAAACAAGAAATAGTATTCGAACTCTTCCTATCCCTCCCATTCTATCCAATATATTATTAGAGTATAAATCAATTTCTAATACCGAGCGATTATTTAATATTAATACTAGCAGTACTGGTAATGTAAATTATGCTATTAGAACGGTAATTCCCAATAAAACTATCCATGCATTCCGTCACACCTATGCAACAACACTTCTTGCGAATGGTGTTGATATTAAAACAGTAGCAAGTTTACTTGGTGACAATATCAATACTGTAATGAATGTCTATGTCCATTATTCAGATGAGATGCGCAAGAACGCCGCACAGGATGTATCAAAAATTTTTGGATGAATTTTTGACGAATTTGTGACGAAATAAAAACAAACCTTATAATATCAAGGCTTATTAGCTTAAATCTCATATCTAACTTAGTATACCATAATATAACCGCATTTTAACATATATAATTAAATTTCAGTAATAATCATTGTGGCCAAGTTTTTACATAATACGATTATATACAAAAATCATCAATAATAATATATAAATTTTGACGTTTATTTGACGTCAAAAAAAAATAAGGGGTACCGATTGGGTACCCCTTTTGTTGTAATTTACTATTCAATATTATGTTTAGTGGTAAAATTTGCGATTTTTACTTCTAATCTAATTCAGTTAGTCTAAACAATTTACCATTTCTGAAGAGCATTTCACATCGATGGTTGTTTTCATCGACTAGCGTTGCTTCAAATAACCCCTCTTGCGGAACTTGAACATCTTCTGCGAAATTGTAAGTCTTTCCGTTAAATTCAAATGTCTTTGCCATATTTTTCACCTCATTGTAATATTGCGCCGCCAATATCTATATTGTAAGCGTCAATTATCTTTTTTCGTAGTTTTCTAAATTCTTTACCATGACCTTTAAAATGGCACTCAACAGTAGCATGTGCCAGTTCATGATAGATTGTGTTTAATTCAATGTCTTTATCATGATTATCCTTACTTAACTCAATCAAGCAAGAGTCATCATTATACCAATATGTTATGCCTAATAGCTTTTTACTTCTCCCGATGTATTTATGTATCAACAAATCAGGTTTAAAAGAATACCCCAATGCCTCAATATTGGCTATTGCTTTTAAAAATATATCAGCATACGGCATCATGTCATCGTCGAGATATAGTGTACTGATTTTACCACCCCCATTAACTATCATCTAATAGTTGACTGTTGCAAACCGTGCAACTCGGAGATAATTGGATCACCATTCCTTTACTGTATATAGAACACTGCCACCTTCAAAATGCTGTCCGTCAAAGTGTGCCAACACTTCAACTTTACCAGCTTGATAGCCAATAGTTTCATAGGCCTTACTGTCTAATACCGTCACACCAGCTTTAATCTTATGAGCCTTATTTAGGTTGATTTTATAAACGTCCACCTTTTGCTGGTCTGTATTAGCAACAACAGCAGTCCTATCTGACTTTTCTGTTGCTGCTTTAGGTAATGCCGGGTCCTCATGTTTGATAGCCTGTTGTGTTTGTTTGGCCGCCTGTTCTATGGTAGGAGCCTGCACATAATACGTGGCTACAGGTTGAGCAGTTTCCATCTTGGAAACAACTTGTTTAGCTTCATCTTTGGTAATGTGAATAGCATTAGCTAATTTGACAGGATCCTTTACTTGTTCCTGTTTTAGCAACACCGGCTTTTTGACTTGATATGAATTATATATAGACACCCCTACAATAGCTAAAATAATTAAAATTAGCCCCCCTATGAGGATTTTATGTCGTTTTAGGTAACATAATACCTTGAAAGTCCAAAGGCTCATTATAGACCCCTTTCTTGCATTTCTTGTGAAAACATTTCTAACGCTTGCGCTTTTTCTGCATCGAACCGTTCAACAAGATTTTCACGTAACCAATCTGGATTACCATCATAGTTCCATGGATGCAATTTGCGCTGTTCATATACCCCATTAATTAAATCCCAGTCAAATTTAATATCGTTCACATAAGATAAGTTCCAATCAGGCTCCCAACCCGGAACATATTGCATGGCCTCTTTAAAAAGATTAACAACTTCACCGGGACCATATTGAACAGCAGCGGAAAATACAACATCACGTAATGCTCGACTATGGATATTAACATCAAACAATTGATTAGATAGCTCGCTACACGCCACATCATAATAAGCATATTTGATGTAATCATGCTGCATTGCCATAAATCCATTAGGATCTATAGTTCCTAATTCTTGCCATTTGTTAATGAATTCATCGGAATTGATAGAGCCTGCACTTTGAAGAGCCCTTGCATAGTCTTTGTAGAATCCATCTTCTTGGCGCAAGCCCCAACCGAGGAACGCATCCACGCTCCCGCAATTGCTGGCTAATTGATAAGCGCCATACGATACACCGCCACGGTCCCCCTCACCAGTTGATACAATAGCTGGGTCCCCATTACTTTCATACGCCGCACTTAATTTTCCTAGTTCCATTTGTTTTGCTCCTTCCTATTTGATTCACGTCCCCCTAAATAGCCAACGAGTCCGGAGGAAATACTCATGGCCAATTCGTTATAACCATAAAGGACGGCCATTATATTGACCGCCCCTAGGATGAGGATTGTTAACACCTCACGAATACTAATTTTTTCAATCATTTAATCGCCTCTTTTACAGATTTAATGAATGCTATTAACTGTTTGACTAATCCAATCGCACGCTTAAACCACCTCGATTCCACCAATTCCAGTTCAATCATATTTTCAACACAAGATGCTAACTCAATTACAATGGGAATGAAATACATTCCTGTGCTTAAAAACGTATCTAGCCGTCCTAAGAAAATAAATTCCACATCTGGTAATGTAAGCAAGATAAACGACAATACAAATAACCAAGGATAGGATTTTACTAATTTCTTTGTCATATCAGCTCGCAATTTATTACTAACTAAGAACCTATGCTTTTTACCATTAATTTCAACTGTTGACCAGCCTCGCCATAGTATGGCCAATATGGTATTAGCAACTGTACTAGGCCTATTCGTTGCGATATTAAAATTGCGCACCTCGACCAAGATGCGCAATATCGTGTCAACAAATACTAATATCAATGTGCAAAATATAGCTAATGATATTTGTACAAGTTCATGTTCATTTAATCCCACCATAATAGATGGCGATGGAGCGAAGATTTCAATCATATATTCCCTGTCCTTTCTATAATTAATCGGTTCATGCCATTTCCTAAAGAATCTCTACGACTTATCTGATTATCGATATTGAACGTAATTAAATCATCGTTATTAGAATTTCTATATGTTGTAATTGTGATTTCAATATCCTTAGAGGTTTGCATTGTTAAATCATGATATTTCTTAGATATCCCCTCGGTTAATATACGATATTTCCCTTTTGGTAAATACACATACCATCGATTGAATTCATCTACATTTCTAGATTCCCATTTCCATGTATTGAACCCTATTGGATCATATTGTACATATCCTCTATCTCCATTTGGTTTTAATACATTTAGCGGAGTTGAATTGTCTGATACACGTGCATAATAATCGTGTCCATTAAAATGGACACAGATGTAATTACCACCTGTGTCCTTGGAATTATCTGTTAAGTTATATGATTGTATTTGCCCATTAGGTGTTTTAGTTTTGATAACTGCCATTATTCCACCCACAATTCTGCGCCATTGGCAAATTGGATTCTATTTTGCTGACCTTCGCCATATATTTTTTTCCAACCTTTATTTTGACCATTAGAAAAACCACCATAATATACACCATCATCACCATTATCTGAAATAAATAGTCGTCCACGCCATTTATTTCCATATTGGCTGTATTCAAGTAAAACACCATTTTGTGGTGCTCCATTAGCTTGTAAAACCTGCTTTATAATTAATCGATTGGCATTATCGTCCACCCAATCATCAATTTGTGTTGGATCATTATATGAAATAAACCCTCGTTTAGCAGAAAGCCCACCATTAGAGATAACTTGGTTACCTTGTTTTCCTAGATACGCATTATCAGCATCCTTTTTAGTCATTAAAGTTCCTGTTGAAGATGCATCATCTTCGGTTAACACTTTGAATGTTTTATTTTTGTTAGCGTCATAATAACCTATTGAAGTCCCTAAAAATATAGTTCGGTTATCACTCATACCAAATTCCATGCTATTACCAGTAGACATCTTGACAGCATGATGAGCGCTTCCTTTAGTATCTGTTACTTGAACAGACGTATTATTTGGCATAATAATAGGGCCTTTCATCTTGCCACCACTAAGCCCTAAATAATCAAGATTTTTCAATCGCTGCATATTGATTGAGTTTTCAAAATCGTAATTTGGGTCACCTACATATATATCAACTTGGTGACGTTTGTTAGGCTTTTGAGTAAGCACAGCAAAATAGAACTTGCCATTGTAATACGCAATATCTTCAATTTCAGTTTCACGATTGATTTCAATAATCTGTTTAACCGTTCCAAATGGTGTGCATTCGACAAGACTTCCTAGTGTTGCGGACATGATTGCACCATTTAGCATGAATGCTCCGTTGTTATTCATATCTGGATAGATATAATCGACTTGATAAGTCTTGAGTTTTTTGAATTCATCATTGTATAGATTGATTGTTCGGACTCTTTGATTGCCAGCGATAGGGACAATGGAAACATAAGTCCTTGTAATTGGATCGTAGTCAATGTTAAATACTTTTTCTTGCAATGTAACAGTGTTTTCGATTGCCATAGTATCTGCATTAATAACCGTTATATTATTTCCGTTTTTTAGCCCATTTGCGAGGTAAATCTTATTAGTAAAGCGATTGTACGTCATGGTATTACAATGCCCTAGACGCTCAGAATCCGTGAATTTATAAGTACCTACTTTTTCAAAAGTGTCAGGATTGAGTTCATAAAGAATTTGATTAGTACCTTCACCATTGATACAAGCCAGTACAAATACATTCTTTTTAGAATTGTAAGTAAACCCTTGGCATTGGTTAACTTCTGCATCATACGTAATGTTTTTCACGAATGCTATGTTGGATGCACCTTTTAACATTGGTGTTTCTGTAGGATAATACGGCTTGATGTTGGTATATACACCCATATCCATGACAGAACCTACTGTATTAAAAGTTAAATGTTCAGTCAGTTTATATTGCCCATTTGGCACTAATAAGATTTTATTCTTTAGATTATCATTAGCTCGTTTAAATGCAGCCGTATCATCTGCTACACCATCACCAACTGCACCAAAGTCTTTAACCGACACAATACCATTTAGTGATTCTTTTCCAATATATTTAGCATCAGCTTCTGTTTTAGTTACAATACCTTTGCCACCCGGCACTGCAATTTCCTCGGCTTTCGATGCTGCTATTTCAGCACGCTTGGCAGCATCTTCCGCCTTTTTAGCATTACCTGTACTTGCGATTTGTTTATTATCGATGTCTGATTTAATCGTGTCTGCTTTAGATATTAAATCATTAATTTGTTTCTTATTCGATTCTGCCTGCGCAGCATATGCCTTCGTATTATCTGCAAGTACTTGGGTTTTCTCAAATGTATCAGCACTTTGGATAAGAGCTGTATTTGCAGTCGCTAATTTATCATCCACTGTTTGAGATAATGCATTAATATTGTCGTTAATAGCTGTTAGCTTTGTTGCATTATCTTGCACTTCATTTGCCTTAGTCTCTGCAGTTAATGCAGCTGCAATTGCTTTTTTAGCCGCCTCAATGGAATTATCGACTATATCACGTGCAACTTGATTTGGATCTTCATCGGCGCCTACACGAATTTGCAATGTGCGATCTAATTGTTCTTTTAATTCTTGTAGAATCAAAATAACCTTATCGCTCATATTTTCAATATGGTTATACGGCCATTTATTAGCAAGTTCTGTTGTTTGTGAAATTGGTGTTTGTCTAAACAATATAACTTTGTAATCAGCCGATAATGGATCGCCAGTACTTGGATATGTCAACGTTTTATTTTTTGCATCATATGCAATATTTCCTGTTTGCTTAAATTGTTTACCATCACTATCTACTAGAATAATTGAAACGTCTTTAATGTTGTTAAAATCATATGGCCAAATAAAGACCTTATTCACTCCATCACATTGATATTGAACAACTGGATTGTTGACTTGTGGAATCACAATATCCCGCCTTTCTTTGTTGCATATAAAGAGGACTACCTGAAATTAGGTAGTCCTTACTTTTATTTTTTCTTCTTTTCCTTTTTAGTTTTTAAGCGTTTATCTAATATGATTGACATAAATACATCTTCAATCTTGGCATCCGTATCAGTTAGCCCTGCACGCAACAATGTCCAGAAAGCATCGGTTACGGTATCACTAAAACCAGTTACACGGTTAGAAACCTGACTGAGCGAACGGCCTACATCAACGATATCTTTATTGTCACTTGAGATAGCTTGACCGGTATCCCATAATTTTTCAAAGATACTTAATCCCATTACGGTATTACCTTTATTGTATGGACGTTCTCCTAAAATAAATTTCATACCCATAGTGGCTATATCTCTCACTAACGGAATACCCATGGTTCCTTGTTGTACAAATTCTTCGGCAAAAGACTTGGCGATAGATTCCGGATCATCATCGTCACCATTTGTCATGGCTTTGTAAATTGTCATACCAATTGCCTGTGATATGATCCCCCACCATAACACTCTTGCAAAAGGCATCCAATCCCCTTTATCTTTGCTTATATACCATGATTCAGCGATGATATTATACAAAGTATTAGCATACGAATAAAACGGAACAAATAATTGAACCCATTGATTCCGTGAACGTTGAATGGATGCTGCATCTTTAACATCACCACTTCCGAATATATCTCGTACTGCTCTGTCTCCTGCCTCAATTGCTTGTTGATTAATCCATTCAGTACTTACCCCTTCCTTAGATTGAAGTTCGGCAACCTTTTGATCATACGCAAATTTCCATACTGGTATGGATAATGCGAAGTCTGTTTCTGTGAGCAGTCGGAATCCCATGTTATTAATTTCATCACGGATTTCAGCACCTTTTTCAAACTTGTACCCGCCGATATTCTTATCATTAATGCGGAGCCCCTTTCCTTGGATGGTTAATCCCTTTTTAAGGTCTTTATCTAAAGTTTGAATACGTTCCCTCATGAATATGGATTGCTCCATAACAAAATCACGAGTATTATTGTAGGTTTCTGTACCATGACCATAGAACCCTACTCCTGCATGATTAACAGCACGAATTACATTGCCCGCACCAATACGATATACAGCAACAGGAATGTTTAAGGCATTTTGGATAGCAACTGATGCACGTCCAGCCATAATAGCCATTGTTGCATTATGTTTAAGGAACATTAAAATCTTACCAACATCATCCATCTTAGCCGCTTCATCCTTCCAATTATCACGAACCCAAGTTCGCAAGAATTGATAGGAATTCATTCCGAATTTCTCAACAATATAGTTTTGGAACTCTCTATTGGCTACTAATCGATTTACATCAGTCACAGCTTTACGCATAGTTATATGATTGATTGATTCGGTAATAGTCTTAGGAATAACGTCAAAATCAAGCAATAATGACTTATCTTTAACCACATCTAAACGGCTTTTAGTAGCGCTCATGCCGGTTCCTAATATCGCATTACTACTAACCATAGTTTTTGCAATATCTTCGACTTCCTTATCAGATATACTTGCATTAACTTCTGGATTATACACAATTGGGTAATACTGACCAATGATAGTTCTACCACCAATAGTAAATGTAATGCCTTCTTCCTTTTTCAATGGATTACCATAGAGTTCCTCTTGGACTTTGCTACGTTCAGTAAAGAAGGAATTAATGTGGTCCCATGTCCGAATAATAAATTCCCAATCTTTATCGGTGAGGATTTCTTGAAAGGCTTTTTCCATTTCAACTTCAGTTACCTTGGCTGTTTCCATTGCCCGTTGTCGGTTACGTTCTGTACCCCAATTTAATGCCAATGCAATGACCTGTTCCTTAGTTAGATTCCGCAATTCCCCAACATCGTACATATGCTTATTTCGAATATTGAATAATTCACGTTTGCCATATACAGAGGATACATCTTTGGCCAATCGGCGCATAGATACTTCCTTGCGTTCATTGAACGCTTGCGTTGCTCTATTGATTGGATCATAAATGTATTTCACCGCATTAGGCCCTAATCGGCGTAAGAATGTTTCAACCTTGAGTAAGGATAAATTGCCTTTATTAATAAGTCCTGCAACGGCTTCCAAACCAGTTTGATTGTTTTGTGCGTTAAATACATTCCCATTAATTTTGCCAAATGTATCGATTGCTTCCGTTAATATGCCATCTACTGCATCATCAAATGTAATCGATTCACCTTTATCATTAAGGATAGTCGAGCCTTCATAAGCATTGCGGCCATTCTTATACATACCTGTCATTAATTCTTCCAGTGTGTTCAACTGACTCACTGTTAGATTTTTAAATGACATAGGTGTTTTATCATAGAACAGTTGCACTATCCATGGGTCAAGGAACGTAATGCTTTGGTCACCTAGAATATCCGCATCAGGATCCAATGCATTAATAACGGCATTCATATTAAAGCCGTCTACTGGTTCTAGTCCATCATATTTAGTTAACCCCATTTGGTATGCCATATGAGCATAGAAGTAACGCATGTTTGGCTCAATAGCAATAGGATTTTTAGGACGTGTCATTCTGTTGAGATTATCAAGCAGCTTAGTTCGTAACTTCTTAATACGGAGCGCATTGTCAAACGCAACACGAGCCCTTGCTTGATTTAAAAGTTGCAATTGTTTAGCTTGTAGTGCCTCTTCCAGTTTATTGACTGCCAATGCCCTATCAGCACGCTTACCTTCACGAATAGCTTGGTTTTGATACTTCTTATATTGGCTAGCTTGGGATAAGGTCAAATCGCCTAATTCCTGTCTAGCACGGTTCATATAATCACTTATCACACCTACGCCACTATCACGAATAGCACGTACATTATTAATGCGTTCTTGTAATTGTGCCTTTAGCTTTTCAATACGATCTTGTGCAGAATCAAGTTCTTTTGATACAGCGCCTAATTCTTTAGCTACCTTTTTGTTATCATCAACAATTTGTTTTTCGATTGGTTCTAACTCAGATTCGATTGTTTCTGAATTAGGGTCAAGTCGATTTAACTTATCGAGTAATTCCCAGTTTTTCGCAAGGTCCCGATTGGTTTGTGATTTAATAATTTTGGCTTCCTCTTCAGTCAATTTCATTTGACCGTCTGAAGATAATAACCACTCTTCGGCAATTTCTATGTTAGATTTACCAATATGGTTATCTTCAATGAATGCCTGCTCGGCAGATTCCATAGCCTGATTAACAGCTTCGTCAAACGTAAATCCGGTTTGCTCACGTTCAGCAGCTTCTAATTCTTTTAGCGTACCGTATCGAGTATTGGCTAATGCATCTTTACCAAATGCATTATAGCGCTGATGGTCTTTATATATTGGGTACTGCTCCATTAAACGCTTTTCAATATCAGCTTGAATAGAATCTTTTTCATCGTTCCATTCTTTGATTGGACGACTTTCTAATTCTTTCATATACCGCTTCATGACACGTTCTTTCGCCATTTCCCCGACGTCGGCAATATGGCTTTGAACCTTTGCTTGTTCCGCTTCATCGAGTTGTTTGAATAGCTTGCTAGATTCAAATTGTTCAAGTGCTTGTTCTTTTGTGTAAGCATCAATATCTTCTTGGGTAGCAATCATACGTGCCATAATGTCTTGAATTTCCTTTGGTGGTAATCCGCCTAGTCGTGTCACCGCACGATAGATACGAGTTAACCATTTTGAGAACATTCTGAACACACGTTGCAATCCTTTAGTAGGTGCTTTACCTTCACGTAAATAAGCTTCCCATCCACGAGCGAACTTTTCATGTGCTTTAGTATTATCAGCGCCTTCCGTATCGTCCCATTCAGACCACTCTTTCAACTTGTTCCAATCCGTTACAAGTTGCTCTGGAGCATTTTCCATTTCAGCTAAGTTCTTAATATCATCAAAGAACACATGGCCCATTTCATGGAGAAATGTTGACCGGTCAGCCGTTTTGAAGATTTGAATAAGGCGGTCGGTAGGACTATTAATTTGCGTCATACCGTTGATAGATTGATTGTATTTTTCAATTACTTTGATTGCCTTATCATCAAATACTACATAGCATCGTCCGTCTTGTTCGCCATCGTAGTAGATGCCTTTTATGCCGATACTATTTAAAAATTCACTAGCTTTTTTAGCATTTTTCACGTTATGAAGATTAAAATGTTCATCATTACCAAGTGCATGAGATAAAAACGAATACAACTGTTTACCAGCAATATTGGTTTTCTCTAATGCACCATATACATCAGTCTTAACATTCGAGATAGCTTTTTCTTCACGTTCTCGTTCTAACTGTTTTTCTTTCTCGTATTGTGAATATAGATCATATCTAAACTTTTTATACACAGCTTCCAATAAATCTTCATTACCAGCTATGGTATCAATATTTTCATCTATACCTACTGACTTCAAAAATCTATCAATATTTCTTTTTTGAATTTTATTGATGTCATTTATTGTTTTATTTTTGTTATGTAGTTCAGATATTATGTACCCTACATCCATAAAGCGTGTGTATTTATTTGTCCATTCATCACCAATAATAGACCCTTTGTGATATTTAATTAATAAACTTGTAAAACGTTCCAGTTGTTCTTCTGACATTTTATGTAATCCGTTTTTCAAGCTATCTCTTACATATCGACTATATCCAGAAATAGGATATTGCTCTGGTAATAACTCTGTTTCATTTGGTATTTCTACTTTAAATAAACTGCTTTTGTTAGAATCTTGTGCTTTACTCAATACCTCTTTATATAGATTGGATACT